TATATATTGAATATTTGGGTCTGAAGGTGCTTTTTTCTGGTCAACTTTAACTTTAGAAGAAAGCCTGTTTCTTACTGTAGATGCCAATTTGTCTTTTAATTGATTTCCGAATTTATCGATAACTTGCATTAAATGAGGAAATAAGTTTTTGTCATAATTTGCTTCTGTATAGATTTCTTTTTCTAAATCATCTATGTTTTGTCTAAAATCTTTGTATTCATTTAAAGTAAAAGGCAAAAAATTAAAATCTTTATTTTCTGATAGAAATTGAAAGTTTTCGTTTTTTTTAAATAAATTGCCAAAAAAGCCTCTGAATTTTTCCCATAGTCCTTTTTGGTTTGGAACTCCCTTTATTAATTCCATTTTTAGAGATTTTATCCAATCATCGACAATTTTATTGATCTCTTGATCAATTCCTTTTAATACATCTTGATTTTCTTTAATTGTTTTGTTTAAAAATTTTGAATAAGATTTCATTTTAAAAACTCCTTGGCAAATTTATATATTAATTTGCCAAGAAAAATAGCATTTTTAAAAAGCATTATTTACCTTTTTTCGCTTATATATTCGCCTATTTTTTTCAACGACATCAAGCAAGAATCAAATTTATGAAAATCGCTTGTTATATAATCGAAAGCAATTTCTTCAAACTTTTCATTAGAATTTTCTTCTACTTCAAAATAAATTGATTTTCCACGCCTGCCTAAAACTCTATATTTGTGCATTAAAATATATGCTGCTGCACCTAGATCTGTAATTTGTCTTCCATTTTCTGGATTAAAATTATATTCTCCTATTTTTTTCAAAGACATAAGGCAAGAATCAAATCTATGAAATTCACTGGATAAATAATCCAATGTCAATTGGTCGAATTTTTCTTCTGTCATTCCATCTATAGAAAAATATATTTCTTTGTCTTTTTTCCCTATAACTTTCAATTCATGCATTAACAAATAAGCGGCAGCACCTAAATCGCTAACGCTCTTTTTATTCATTTTCATTTCTGGCCTTTCTATTCTTTCTTTTTAATTCATAGCTGCTGATTCTGCTGCCAACAAACATCCTCTTGCTACACTATGAAGAGGATCTTCAGGCTTGATTATATCTCCTATAGGTATTGGCAAAATTGCAGATTCAATTGTTTGTTTGAGCAAATCAGCGAATCCATTTGGAGAAGACGTTCCTCCTGCAACAACAATATCTACTGGAGAATCTGATCTAACCGTTTTGTTTGCATCTGCGAATCCTTTTTTAATTTCAGAAACCGTATGTTCAATCATTAATTGGTATTGCGTGTAAATTGCTCTTTCCACTAAGCTCGACGGTTGTTTTGATAGATCTATTTTTGTTTTTTCTTTGTTTATAAAAATTGGAGATTCTCCTGTGGCTTTTGCTGCTTGCCTATCAATCCAATCTCCAGAATTTACAATTGAGAAAGAGAATATTGGATTTCCATACATTGCATAGCATATATTGACCATCCCCGCTCCAAAACTCATTCCAATTCCTGTATATGCTTTTTGTTGAAGTTCTGCATAAACTAATGCAAGAGCTTCATTAATTGGATGTGCATCAACTCTATATCCAAACTCGTTTTTATACGCTTTGAAAATTGCTCCCAATAATTTTTGGTGATAATCTGCGTCTGTGTCTTGATTTATGGCATTTGCAGGTATGCAGTAATATAAAGTTTCTCCATCTTTGTTGACTCCATTTATCAAAGAGTGCATCATAATTGACATTATCTGAAAAGCATCTTTTTCTTTTGGATTAACACATCCGTGTATCATAGGTCTTTTTAATTCAACGGTCTTCATCGTATATGCCATATTGCATGCTGCTTCTCCCAATATGTATGCAACATTTTCACGCTCAATAATAGGAACATTAGACCCTTTCATGATGTTGAAAAGGAATTTATTGTCCAATGGAATGTCTATAAACGCATTTACTTCTCTTTTGCAACTGAAGTCATTGTTTTTGTCTCTACAACAACTGACCAAATTATATGTTCCAACATCAAATCCAATAGGCATAATTTCCCCTTATTTTTTACCAAAATTAATTATTTTAGAAGAAGATTCAAAATCAGGAACTTCCCAATTTGTTTTTTCTTCTTTTTTAACTTCAACTTTGCTAGTGACATTAGCGGCGTTGTTTGCAAAGTTGTTGTTTAAAGACAATCCATCTGTGTTTAAGTTTATATTTAATTCAATTGCTATAGAAACTTGTATTTCGCCATCTTTTGTCACAACTTTGACTGTGTTTGGTTTTATTAATTGGACCATAATTTCCTCATAGCAAATGTAATTTAAATTAGTTACTAAATTTAAATTCTAATTCCATTTGTTGAACATATTTGATATTCCTTCATCTAATTCTTTTGCGGTTATTTCTGTCAAGCAAGGTTTAATTTGTTTGTTTGTTCTAGGACAGCTTGCGAATTTATAACAAGGTCCACAGTCCCAGTTTTTATTGTCTCTGTGTTTTTGCACTAATATAAAGTCAAAATATTTTCCATATACTTTTCCATCTGCAAAAGTAAAAATCCCGGTCATTGGTATTTTTAAATCACCAGCCAAATGAAAAGCTGCTGTGTCCACAGAAATCATGTAATCGCAAGAGGCAACACAATGCATCCATTCTTTTATTGACAGACCATGAATAGTCTTGATGTTGTTTTTTTCTAAAAAATCTATCTTTTTGCTGTGCAGTCCGAAAACATTTGAACTTGAAACATTGTTTTTTATGGAATTTATAATTGCTTCTATTTGCCAATCTAAAAGTGATTTTGTCATCATTTTAGAGACAGGACAGATCATAACAATTGGACCATCTTTTTCTTTTAGATTTTTTTTGAAATTTTTTATTTTATTTTCATCTAAATTTATTTTCATATCATGATTTGATAGTTTGATGCCACAATATTTGGCCCATATATCTGATCTGTGATCTTTGCAAGGAGAATTGATGTTTTCATATCGGTCTGCAACAGTTGTGCATGTATCTAAAACCAAATGATAATCTTGTTTTTTTACGTCTTTTATGCTGATCACTTCGTCTAAATCTTCGTGATCTTCAACAGCTTCAATGTATTCGGGGAGGCAGGCAAATGTAATTTTAAAATTTTTATTTTGTTTTTTTATATCTTCGAATATCATTCTTTGCATTAAAATGTCTCCTAAGCCTCCACGACTATGACATATTAATATTCTATTTCTTTTTGAATAAAATTCTTTGATGGTTTTCATCTTAAAGTATTATAGTTGCTGAACATGCCTTCCTTATTCATGCTTGCAATATTACCAGTATATTCTTTCGATTTATTTACTTTGGTACGCCATGTTTTCTGGTAATTCTAAATATTTTATGCTCCATAGAATTTGCTGATATTTTTCATCATAAACCAAGTCATAGTTTCCAAGATTTGGTTTGCTCATATTGATCATTTGTTCCGCAAGTTGGTAACAGGCTGTTTTTTTATATCTTGGTGCATCTTTTGCCCAATTGTCTTCTAGAGTGTTTTGCAGCGAGATAAGAGAGAACAGCCCTTTATTATCTTCGAGTAGTGTGCTTTCATTTGGGAAAACAATCCATCCTGTTTGGTTTTGGAATTGAGCTTGTTGTTTTCCTGCTGGGTTGTCGAATTCTGGTTTGAGTATTTTTATGATGTTATTGTTTTTGTCTTTTTGAGCAATAGGTTCTTCGTGTGGGTGTGTAACAAATATTGCTCCTTTCTGTATGAGATAAGGAACATTAAGTTTCACTCTAGGAATTTGAAACGTGAAGTTTTCTCTAAGAAGGAATTGTTTGAATTTCATGTGTTTGCTCTAAGCAGGTTGAATTTGTTTGATTAAAGTCTAAATTTGATATTGGTTGCTCTAACTATAATTTAAATCTAATCATAAATTTATTTATTTGCTTTATTGAAATCTTTTAAATAAAAAATATATTTGAACTCAATTGCTCTTAAATTATATAAGTGAAATAAAAAAAATACTTGGATTGAACATTCAATCCAAGTATTTTGGCGTTTTAATTGTGCTTTTATGATCAGCTATAGCACATGCTACGAACTGACAATAAAACTTGAACGTCTGTGTCTGATCCACCTGAAACTGTGTTTGAAAATTCCAATTTACTGATAGACAAATCTCCATAACTAAATATTTGAGTTGATGTGGCATCCAAATCAAATATTGCATCTGTGATTCCATTTAATCTGCATTTAACTGCTGTTCCACCCATGTTTGTTATTTGGACAAAAACAGCATATCCGCCTGTGTCTCCTAAAATATCAACCACATTGTTTGTGTTTGTAAATGTAGTTCCGTTTTCAATTGATAAATCGTAAACTTTAGGATATGTATTTTCAGATGGAACATCGCTATAAATTGAACCATCGTCTGTTACGACTTCAATAAAAGCTTGATCTTCTGGCAATTGAGGATAAGAAAATCTTTTCCAATAATTGCAATCTGTGAAAACATCTCCATCTTTTAACTTTCTGTATGTGTGATTCGGACCAGTTACATATACAGTTCTTTGAATCGATGGATCCATTTGCAATCCAACATCGTTAGAAGATGCTGTGCTTGGATTTCTATCCAATTGGCCTTGTGTTGCATTTTGTAATTTTACTCTAAATACGCTCATATTACTCCTGAAAATTTTGTTAAAATTCCCTTAACTATATTTTATTTATTGCTTTTGCGTTTAAATATAATTATTTTTTTACCATTTTAATATTTCTGTGTCTGGAAATAATTTTTTGAATAAATTTGCCCCCAGCCCAGTTTCAATAAGAGTTGTTCTTTTTCCAGAGATTGCGGAATTATACAATTCCAAAGATTCTACGCCTATTATCCAACTAGAATTTTCGAAATCCTTGTTTATTTTTAATTCATATCCTTTATTCGCAACAAATTTTTCTATTTCTAAAATCTGATTGTGCGACAATGATTTCACTGGGTGATTTCCAAAAGGCATCAGAGAACATTGTTTTGAATGCTCGGCTTCTTGATTTTTTACAGGGATTGGTTGAATCGGAATGTTTGATTCCAAAATTAATTCTTCAATGGGATGAACGCTTGAGTTCGATTGAATTTCTCTAATGTATGAGAAATTGTCTTTTTTCAATAAAAAAACTCCTTTTTTCATTGCTTTTTTATCGTCTTTTATAATGTCGAAATAACAATCGCTGCAAGCTATAAATAAATTAAGCTCTGGAAATTCTT